TTGCAGCGGGCTGCAGAGACTCTGCGCAATCGACTCAAGGCCCTGAAACAAGAGATGCAAGGCCAGGGTCAAAACCGTACCGCTGCTGCACGGAACCTTTTGGGCATCCGTTCCGACGCCGACATCAAACAAGAGATTGAGAAACTCCGCCGGGCATACCGGGACTTGCAGAGATCAGGCACAGCCAGCCTCTCGGAACTGCATCGCGCCCACCAGTCCATGCGCTCCCGCATCCAGCAACTGACCAGCGACACCAACGGCTGGACCAACGCCACGGGCCGCCTGCGCGATGGATTTGCAAAAGTTGTTATTGGTATAGGTGCACTCCGTTTTGGCCGTGCCGCGCTCGACAGCCTTACCCAATACGACGACGCAATGCGCCGGGTCAACGCCATCTCCGGCGCGACCCGTGAGGAGTTTTCCGCCCTAGACGCCACTGCCCAAAGCTTGGCTGCCAGTACCCGATTCTCCGCCACGGAGATTGCCCGGGCCATGCAGCAACTCGCCGCCGCCGGGCAGACTGCCGGGCAAATCCAGAGCAGTATCCAAGCCGTCATGGACGTGGCAGCCATTGCCCAAATGGACGTGGGCGAGGCGGCAGACCAGGTGACAAACATCATGACCCAGTTTGGCATCGAGGCCAGCAAGAGCGCCTCGGTTGCCGATGCTCTGGTTGCCGGATTTACCGGCAGCGCGACTTCGATGGACCAACTGGCAAATGCCATGACTTACGCTGGCCCCGTTGCTCATGCCCTGGGCTACGAACTCGAGGACACCACCGCTGTGCTTATGGCACTCGCCAATGCTGGTTACAAGAGCGAGCGAGCTGGCACATCCCTGCGCGGCGGACTGACCCGCCTGATCCGGCCCATGCGCATGGGCCGGGAGGTGATCAAGAAGTACGGTCTGGAGTTTTTTGACGCCGAAGGCAAGATGCGGGACTTCGCCGACGTTTTGGACGATATTGCAAGGGCCGGACTGCACCCTGCCGAGATGATCAAGCTTTTTGGGCAAGAGGCAGGCCCTGGCATGATTGCACTCCTGGGCCAAGGCGGGGATGCCATCCGCAAATATAGGGCAGAGATTGACGCTGCAGGCGGCAAAGCCCGTGAGCTGGCCGAGGAGATGGAAAATGGCATAGGCGGAGCGCAACGCAGGCTGCAGGCTGCCACTGACTCCATGCTGCGCAGTTTTGCCGCTGCATCCGAGCCTGTCCTGCGCCCTATGATCGAGGCACTAGCCGAGTTTGCCGGAAAAATAGCCAATATCTCTCCAGAGACCAAACAGGCAGCCCTGGCGATTACGACAATGCTGGCGATCCTCACTGCACTTGGTGGAGCGCTCAAAATGCTGCAGATGGCCCAATTTGTTTTCACTCTGGGCGGGTTATCCTCCGCCTTCTCTGCTGCTGCAGGCGGCGCGGCAACCTTTGGCGCAAGCGTCGCGGCTGCCGGATTGGTACTCAAGACAACTTTTGTGGGCGTGCTGATCGCGGCAACTGTGGCAGTCGCCAAGTTGGCGCAAACCATCTACGAGTGGCGGCAGGCCGAGGCAGAGGCACAGGCATCCATTGAGCGTGGCAAGCAACTCCGCGAGGATCTGGCAAAGCGCTACGAGGAGATCAGCAAGCAGACCGGACTGACAATCAAAAACCACCAGCAACTGGCCCGCGCCTTGGACGAGGGAAAAATCCATTTCGACGAGGCCACCAAGACCTACAAAAAAGGAGCGGGCGAGCGCCAGCAGGCCAGCAAACAGACCGCCGAAGTAGCCAAACAGGCAATCAAGGTCGAAGGCGAGGCGCTCAAAGAACTTGTAGAGCAGTACAAACAGACAGTCTCCGAAATCATCCGCATACAAGAGGAGATAGCCGGGCGTCACCGCTCTCTGGCCGCTGAACTGCGCGACATGGGCCGCTCCGGCATGAGCGAGAGGGACGCCTGGGCAGATCAGAAGCGAGAAGCTGAAGAGTATATGGCCGCAGCCCGGAGAGTCGCTGAAGAGGCGAAAAAGGCAATGGCCGCAGGAGACACCCTCTCCGCTGGACAACGCTGGGAAGAGGCGGTGCAGTATGCTGACGACGCCAAAAACGCCTATAAAGCGCTGAACAAGGAGGTCAAGGACGGGGATCAGGTCATCAAATCCAAAGGCGATGCACTAAAAGAGGCGATGGCAGGAGTCCGGGAGGCCGGAGAATTGGGTATAGAGATCCTGCAGCAGCAGCAGGAAGAGGCCCGGAAGACCCTGCAGGAACTGGAAAAGGAGAGCGGCGGGGCCGGACTGATTGCCCATCTAGAGCAGGCCCAACAGAAATGGTTGGAATCATGGGGGAGAATGGGCGATGTCGCGAGAGAGACAGTGCATAAGGTTGGTGAGGAAATCGACGCCGAATTGGACCCAGAGGAAATCGCTGACGAGTGGGGCGAGACCTTTTCCCGCTTCGAGCGCGACGGCGAGGAGGCAGCTGAAGAAGTTGGCCGGGCGCTGGATGAGGCAACAAAACCCCGGACTGTCAAAATCTACACCGAGACCATCCAGCGCCGGAGATGGGGCGGTCTGGTGCTGCGCTACGCAGACGCAGTGGAGCAGCACCTGAAGCGCGGCGGTAAACTCCCTGGCTACGGGGGCGGAGACCGGGTTTCCGCGATGCTGGAGCCGGGAGAATTTGTTGTGCGTAAGGAGAGCGTGCGGCATTTTGGGGCGGATTTCTTTGAATCATTGAACAGCCTCAAATTGCCTGATCTTTCAGCCCTGCTCCCTACCCAGCCCCCGCCCGCGCTTGCTGCTGCAGGCCCGGCTCCTGCCGCTGACCGGATGATCTTAGAGCTTCGCCTTCCCGGCGGCGACACCGTGACCGCCTCGGTATCCGGCAGCGACGCGGAAAAATTTCGGCGCATGAACCGCCGTGTCTCAAACCTGGGCTTCCGGCGATAACAGCAAGACAGGAGCGCAAAATGGATAAACTCCCCAAAGACTCTTGCCCCAACAAGTTTTGCCGCCATCTCGCCCGCTTTGGCCCGATCTACCGCGCCGAGTGGTACTGTTTGCGCGATATGCACTACGTCCGGCGTGTTGAGCCGTGGGTACCCTGCCCGGATTACGAACCCATCTCGCCAGATTGCGAGAGAGACCTGTACTACGGCACACCATGAGCCTTGAATATACACTTTTGGGCAATATCCAACTCTCACCCCACGCGATCCTGCGCGGTCTCTATGACCAGTCCCACGTGACTTGGGAGGACAAACGCACCCTTGGCGGCGCCTTGGTGTCCCGGCCTGCAACAGCAATCCGGGGCCGGACGCTGGTGCTGGATCTGTCCAACAATCACACAACAGTCGCCGAACTCTTGCAGGTGCAGGCCCTGATTGATGCCGCCCAGCCAGTCCAGCTTGTCCACCACGTTTGGACAGGAACGGTGCGGGTCAACAGCATCAGCAGCGCCAGCCTGCCCCTGGATTTTGCAGACTATGCGCCAGATGACTGGGCAAGCGCTGAAATCAATCTCACGGAGATATAGACAATGGCAATCACAACAGCAGATTTGAAATGGTTCTATGCCAGCAACCGCGACAAGACCACCCCTTCGCGCAACGGAGGCAGGCCCACGGGCATACAGATCAGCAACAATGTTGAGGGCAATATCTGGCCTTCAGTCACCAGCGCCCAGCGCAAGAGCGGTGTGGTGCAGGCGGAGAAGGTATTCGCCAAGAATACCAATGCCAACAACGAATCTGGCATGAACCCCTGGATGGCACTGTCCATCCCGAACAAGACAGACGAGTATGAGTATGTGGTCATGGCGGATCAGGACGGATTCCAGTCTGACCTGACCGGCAACGAGCGCCGCTACACTGCCTCTGCACTTGCCGAGGCAGCACAAATCGGCGTAACACAAATCAAAATCACCCTAGATGAGCCTACCCTGCTTGACTGCTACCAAGTTGGCGACGATATTGTCATCTACAACAGCAATCTCTCCCTTGCCAACACTTCATGCGTGTACGAGTTTGCCAAAATTGCAGCCTTGTCCAGCACCGGGACCACTGTCACAATAACACTGGACGGTACAGGACTAGAACACGCCTTTGCTGTCAACAACGGAATCGTTGCCGGGATCATCAAATTCCCATACGCGTTCGGGCCGCGAGTTGACAACATTGTGCAGAGTGGGACAGGGACATACAACTTTGACGACAACCCCCTGGAATTGGACAACGTGGGCACAATCCGCCAGAACTGGACAATCACTTACAACGGCGACGGCACGGTTGACGTGACTGGAGATGATCAGGGCAGTTTGGGGGATTTCCCGACAAGTAGTGATATTGCTCCGGTGAACACGCAATTCTCAAAGCCCTACTTCACCCTGTCGGTGCAGGGCCACGGACAGGCCCATGTTGCAGGCGACACCATCAAGTTTAACACTTACGCCTCGGTGCTGCCCCTGTGGTGGTTCAAAGTGGTTCCACAGAATTGCGGATCAATACCTATGACCAGCTCGAAGATCGTTGCAATGACAGAGACGGGTTGAGAGCAGAGTGAGGAGGTAGGATCATGCCGGAAAGCCTCACCCATCCCATAAGCTACACCGGTCCAGCAGTCACCGCTGCTGCCGCCCGCGAGCTGGTGCTGCTGGAGCAAACACGGTGGAACAGCTACTTGGGCCTGCTCACCCGTGTCAACCTGCTGCGCTATCTGCGGGCGCAGTTTTTCCCGGACGAAGAGGGGGGCGAGGACGCCAAAGATGATTTCGTCTTCTGCGGGTTTGACGATGACGGCGGTCTGACTCTGGGTCTGGCAGTCTATGAATTGGCACGAGAGGTGCGCTGGAAGTTGCAGACCAGCACTGGCACATTCGGCGAAGTCTCGCGCACAGAGGCCGCAGAGACTCAGAGCCTGTCATACAATCTGTCTGATGAGGCAAGGTTGCCCCATCCCGCCCTTGCCATACTGTCCGCCCGCTGGTTGACCGGGCCTTATGACACGGCAGGCAATCGCATCAGCGCTCCAGCCCTGATCATTGACGGCCAAGACCGCCGCATCATCCGCGCCCAGCGCCCAGTCTTTGGTTCTGTGGCACTGCGGGTTCAGGTGCAGGCTGCGCTCTATACGGTCAAGCTCTCTGCCGAGGCCGCCGAACAGGCACTGCTGGCGGGCTGGAGTGAGTTTGCGGTCTGCTTGCCGGAGGGCGGGCGTCCCGTGGCACTGGAGTTGACCGCACCGCCCGGCGCAGCGGAACTGGTAGAGAGCGGACAAAAGTGCGGGTATTCAGTGTCGATCCGGGTAAGACCCGCAGACGACGGCCCGCCAAAGGCAGAGCCAGAGGACAAAGTCATCTACTGCGACTATTGCAATCTGCAATGCTATGGAGATGAGGATGCCTGAAAATATCCCTCTCGGCGTCACTTACCAGCCCGCCCTCGCAGCCTCCAGCACGTCGCGCATAACACTGGAGCCTGAATATGTGGATACCCGCGCCGGTCTGGCAGACCTGGGCGACGTGGCCGCCATGATCAATATCGCCCGCAGCGGCGCAAGTGCCGTGACCCGTCAACTTGACCGCTGTCCTTGGGCAAAGTGGCGCACAGATGACGCGCTTGAAGTCACGCTCAAACTCTGGGTCTGGCCCAGCGATCCGCAACTGCCCTACCAGCTGGACTTGCCCGATGGTGTAACAAGCAAGCCCCGACAGATCGTACAAGTATCCCGGCGCCGACGTTTCTGGTTTTCTGGCAGCAAGACCTGCGATTTGCCTTGGCGCTTGAGTGCCCCCAGCCTTTCCTGGTTGGAGAACATTGGCACACACGATCAGGAGTCCCGGTCTGTGCCAGCGCCCACGCTCTCCTTGCAGGGCCTGCAAGTGATTTCCAGCGCCCCGGTCTATGGCGTCTTGGAAGCCAGTGGCACAGCCGAAGGCTATCTGCACGAGCTTGTTATTGTCTATCCGCGCCACGATGCTGCGGGCAATCCGGTCAAAATCACGGCAAACGACTTTGAGGTGGTCTGCCGCTGGACAGATGCCGCCGGTGAGGCACAGGAGACCGCCTGCACCATGCGCATCCCGCCGGGAGTGGCGGATTTGCTAGCGGAATGCCCGGACGGCGAACCCATCACAACCGTGCGGGTAGGCTCTGGCAGCCGGAATCCTGTGATTGTCTATTACAACACTTGCAACGGCAAGGTGCTGGGATACGGCAAAGCGAAAAAAGAGGAATGAGGTATGCCTGAAAACATATCCCATAGCGTCAGCTACACGCAGACGCTCAGCACGGTTGAGAACCGCTGGATCAAGACCGTGCAAGAGGAACAGGCACTGTCCGAGGCTGCGACTGTCGCAGAAGTGGCGCGACTTATAGACCAACTCTACGGGCTGGACGCCTGCGTGCAGGGACTGTCTGGCGGCGGTGAGGCGGCTGATGAAACCAATACGCCTGCGGAAGAGACCTTTGATTCTGCAGCAGCCGCATTTATGGGCAATCTCTGCGAGAGCGACGAGTATTGGATAGCGCATATCTTGGTCATGGTCAGCCATCCGCTCCTACCAGAACGCCCGGTGCTGCAGACAGAGAGCGCGGAGATTGTGGCAACCGAACCTGTACAGCGCCGGGTAAGCGAAACAGTGGAAGTGAGCAGCGGGCAAAGTAGTTTTGACCTTGCATGGCCATATGCTGGCAGTCTCTCTATCAACCTGCCAGCAGGGATCACTGCCTCGGTCAAAGGCAGCACTCTGAACCTGTCGCGGCCCCTGCCGTCCACGCGCCACCTGCGCCTCTCCTACCAGACCAGCTATCAGCGTGTGAGCCTGCGAGTGCCGGTGGAACAGGCAAGCCCAGAGCCTGACACCTCCATCGCACGCGGCACGCCGCAAGAGGCGGCCCTGATTGCCTTTTGGGGAACCCTTGCCAGCCTCTGTGTCCCGGAACCGCCAGAGCGCGACGAGTCAAGCCAGACAGCAATCGACAAACTGTGCAGCCGCAGGTACAGCGGTCACACCAAGGACAAGGAATGCACGCGAACCGTCGAATACTACAAGCGCTGCAAATGCTCCGGCACAGAGGCATTGGGCGAGTCCCGGCAAGAGCAGGAAGACTGCTCCTGCGGCAAAAAAAAGCCAGGCTCGCACATGGGACTTGAGCGCCGCCTTGAGGGCTACACTGACTGCGACGAGAAGGATGAGGAACTGGCAGACCCGGAATACTACAGGGAACAGTGCTGCAAACCGCCTGCACAGGCATTGCCCACCTGCCGGGAAGAGCGCGCGGAACACAAGGGCGGCGAGGAGATCGAGGGCGGGCCAGCATACTATCAGGCACTCTACGGCCCGGACGTGCGCATGGAAGCGATCACACCAGCGGGCGGCTCCTGCGGTGAGAAAATCCGCCAATGGCTCGTGGAGCCGCTTGACTGCTGTTCCGAGGTTGAGCAGCCCCTGCGGGCACACCCAGACAATCCCATCAAGGTCGGCAAAGGGGAGCGGATTTTCCTGCGGGTACTGGGTGGCAGGCGGGCATTGCCCGGGCAGGAAGACCACCCGCTAAAATGGACGGCCACTGGCGGCTTGGTCTTCGAGAAATCAGGGACCACGCTCCTGCGCGAGGGCACAGCGGAAGAAGCACTGATTGCCCAGCAAAACATCTGCCACCAACCCACAGTCGTGGTTGACGACGGCTGCAAACCCGTGACCTTGCAATTTGAGGGGGTTGACGAAGAATTTGCCGAGTTGTCTGCGCGTGATCTGTCTGTTGCGCCAAATACAACATTCTCGCTCTCTGTAGTGGCGCACGGTGTTGCACCGTTTTTTTGGTACTGCAATGACATAGGCATAGAGGTTGTTGGACAGACAGAGGACGGCACTACTGCGCTGTTCCGCTCCGGCGATCCAGATCAGTGGTGTGCTGCAACAATCTATTGCAATGATGTGTGTGGGAAAACTGTACCCTGCACCGTCAAAAACTCGTGGACAGGGAAATGGAGAACAGTGTGGCAGCAGCCCCTGATGCGAGAATTGACAGACGACGAATACCGGATGTCATTGAAACCATTTGGCGCACCTTTTTTGATTGATCACAGTATTGCCCCTGAATATGGTGTATATACCACAATGCCTGTTGGCGACACAAGATACGGAGTGACAGAAGATGAGGCGAACACTGCAACCAGTTGCGGAGAAAATATCCAGTCGAGTGGTTGGGTAAATGGAGGGATATACCCAACTCGATCAACTCCTACCGGAAATTTTCTCGTTCCAGAGTGGGTTGAGTTTCACAAAAACAGGTGTAATGCAAGCAAGGACTCACAGTGGCGGCAGTGTGGGTGCGGTTACAAGAACCAAAAAATCTCTCGCGCAATGACTGCCTATACCCATTTCATTCTGTGGATAGAGCGCTGGACATGCGGATAAATCCAGAAATGTTTTCCCCATACGCACCTGTCGCAGGCAGTATTGCATCGTTTCTGAAAACAATGCAGAGAGACAGGATAACTGTTGATGAGGCTCTCGCAGCCTACAATGAATATATTATATCTCTGGCAAAAACCATGCGGCCTGCCAATGTTGTTGCAGCACAACGAGCCGCACACTCTGGCCCACTGCGCTGTCCGGTCTGTGGGGCAGCGTTGGAGACCAAGCAACTCTGCCCGCACGTTTCGCCAAGGCTTCGCACGCAGCTGGCCTGCACCAATGACGCCTGCTCTTGGTGGGGGCAAAGCGAGCATAATGTGTCTTGGCTCATTCGGCATGGGATCAACGACGTGGAGAGGGGATAATGTCCTGCAAAATCTATTTGTCCACAGATGACAACGCGCCTGTTGTGGCTGGCAACGACCGCACCGGCATCATCAATCTCCTGCAAAAATGCCTTATTGACGGCTACGGCAGCCGCAACCCAGCAGGAGGATGGACAATGCCCTACCGCAATACAGCGGGGGATATTGCGGTTTTCCGCAACTCCCCAGAAGGGACTGGGCATTATCTGCAAATCAATCAGTCGAGTGCAGTCAGTTCGTCGCCATCCAGATACAATGCCATAGGTGCAGAAATGGCAAGCAGCGAAGGAGACCTGCAAAATACATTCGAACGACCAAACGCAATACTACAGAGCAGCAACACAAACAACGCTACAACCCGCCCCTGGATTGTGTTGGCAAACCAGTACTGGGTACTGTTGATGGTGTATATACAACAAACAGGCGGCACACCAACAAGGGAACAGCTGGCATCGAATGGTCAGACATACGGATTTTGGTTCGGAGACTACGAAAAAACGTTTGCTGATGATGCGTATAACAGTATGCTCTCTCCGCTCTACACATATACTGATTTCGGTTCAACATCATCATCATCAACATCATCATCATCATTATCATCCTATTATTTTTCCCGCAAATCTGGCGGAGCAGTTGGAAGCGTCCAAGGGTCTGCGTATCTGCCGCACCCCTGCATCGGGCAAGCATTCGGCGCAGGCAACAGCCCCGCCTACAGCGCTCAAACAGGACTGTATGTCAGCAAGGTATCACTCGGAGGAGGAGAAGCATATACCCTGCGCGGCTGGCTGCCAGATGCACTTTGCCCACTGCATTTGCACCCATTTGAGCAGCTGGAACAAATAGAAATAAACGGAACCAACTATACAGCAGTATGTTTCGCGCAAGGTTATCATTTTTCAACCCAATATCTGTGTCAGCTGCTGTTTGAGGTGGAATCGTGATTGCTGTTGACTGCACCCCTCTCTGCATTCGTCAGCCGCAACCACGCACAGACCGGCACTATTTCTCCGGTACTGTAACATTGCAGGGGGTTCCGCGACCATTGCAAAGGATGGCTCTGCTGAACCGCGAGAGCCTGGCGGTGCTGGCATGGACAAGAAGCAGGGCAGACGGCAGCTACATTTTTTCCGGTCTGCCGGAATATGACCCAGAGACTCTGTTGGTACTGTGCCTCGATGATGAAGCAGAGTGCGAGGCGCTGGCTCATGATTACGTGTCGCAGTGCGTGCGGCCTCTCATGAGCGCTTGAGGTGAGCCGTGGCCCTCCAGCTGGGCGGCTGCACAGATGTTGATTTTGCGCAACAGGCACTGCGGCAGCGTGCCTGCACAGCGCAAGACTTCGAACAATGTGCCGCAAGCGGGGGCGGGAGTGCAGCCGCAGAACTGATTGCCCCGCATCGCGGGGCGCTGGAGCCGTTGGCTGCGGAGTTGATTGCCCCGCACCAGGCGACCCGCTGGCCCGGCACAGAACTGATTGCCCCGCACCAGTCAACCCGCCTGCCAGCCTCGGAATTGACAGCCCCGCACAAATCGACAATCGTGCGGGGTGCAGAACTTGAGGCACTGCACCAGCAGCTGTACCCGGTCGGCGCAGAACTGATTGCGCCCGGACGCTGGCAGAGGGCAGGCGCAGAGCTTGAGTCCCTGCACAAGCAGGGCAAGCCCGTGGCGGTGGAGTTGGGCGCCAAGTATGGCAATGCTTGGAAAGGCGCGGAACTGACTGCCAAACACAGGATAGCGTGGATCGGCGCGGAACTGACCGCCAAGTATCACGTTGCTTGGACAGGAGCGGAACTGACCGCCCGCTATCGTGAGGCATGGACTGGCGCGGAGTTGACCGCCCCGCACAGAGTCGCGGTACGCGGTGCGGAACTGACCGCAAAGTACCGCGAGCCGCGCTGGGCTGGCGCGGAACTGGCGAGCCTGCACCGGAGTGATTTGCAGGGCGCAGAACTGGAGTCCCCGCACAAATCGACAGTCGTGCAGGGCGCAGAACTGGTTGCTCCGCACGGGCCAGCATGGGTGGGCGCGGAACTGATTGCCCCGCACCGAACAGCGTGGATTGTTAAGGGTGAACTCGAGGCGCTGTATCACGGACACACCGCAATCATTGACGAACTGATTGCGCCACACGAAGCAATGGGGTGGAGAATGTTGAGGACAGAACTGAAAGCCCCGCACCGCCAGACCTGGATGATAGGGCAGGAATTGGCTACTGCGCACAGCAGCGCCTGGATTGCGCGGCAGGAGTTGATAACTCGGCACGCGCAGGGCATGAGCGCTGGCGCAGATCTGGATGTCCTGCACCAAGGGCTGGCGCTGGTCAAAATCGAGTTGTCCGCGCTGCACTCTGGGTTTGATCTGCACAATCTGGCAACAGAGTTGACAGCCCCACATCTCGCCAGTGACCGCCAGCGCCTGGCCCTGGAGCTGACCGCCCCGCATCGCGGGGCGCTTGAACCCGGCCCAGACCCGCAGCCCGTGGACAGCGATGGACTGTCTGTAACGTGGCAGGGACAGCGGCTGGACCCGATCCGCCTTTCCATCACGGAATCCCGGCAGCAAGTCACAATCGAAGCGGAACTTGAGCTTGCAGACGCAACAACATGGCGGCAAATCCGGCAGGGCCAGCAAGTTGACGTGGCGCTCTGGGGCTATGCGTGGCGCTTCATCGTCGATGGACTGGCCCGTCGCGAGACTTTTGAGACCACCAGCTACACGGTCAACCTCGCCAGCCCGGCAGCCCTGCTCGATTTCCCGGATGCTGAACCTGTGGAAGGCGAACTGACCGGGCAGGCGTCTGCGCTTGCCCGGCGTTTGGCTGGCAGCCTTGCGGTTGACTGGCAGGCAGTAGATTGGCGCATTGGCCCCGCCCGCTGGATAGCCAACGGTGAGAGTCCCTTGGCCATGCTGCAAACCCTGGTCACAGCCTGCGGCGCTGTCCTGCTCTCCAAGCGCGACGGCAGCCTGCTCGTGCAGCCACAGTACGCGGTCTCTGTGCCAGACTGGGCAAAGGCCACGCCGGCGCTGGAAATCGAGGCGGCCAGCAGCCTTATCAGCATCGGCACGAGCGGCGAGCAGCGCGACGGATTTGATGCCGTGACAGTCAGCGATGAGGCAGACTCTGCCGCTGGAGAGGAGACAGAACTCCGACTGATCGAGGACAGCGAGGCTCGGACTGAATCAACAACAGAGATGCTGGTCTATCAAGTTCCTTGGAACGGCAAGTTCACCTTGACGCATAGGGGCGACGCGGAACGGGCGGCAATCGTAGATTCGGGCATGGAGGAGGCGACAATTACCGATGAGGAAGTGATTATTGAGTCAGGCAAGGGGCGGGCCTCTTTGCCTGTTTATGCGGTTTTGTCTGCCAAGTATAACGCCCGCAATCTCGGCAACGTGACCTACAGCGAGAGCGGTGCACTGCAAACTGCGATTGAGGATGAGAGCATCTTGCTCCTGACATACCGCACACGGCGGCAGCGGTATCGGGTCAGCGAGTCTGCCAAAAACGATCTGCTAGTGGTTGCGAGCGATGGCTAAAGTCCTGCACAAGATCGTTTTTGCAGGCGCGGGCGGAGACAGCAGTCTGCACACCGCCTGCATCCCTGATCCAACCTTGAACCGGGAAGTGGTTGACGGCGTGGACCGGGAGAAAACCAGCTTCGCCCCCGGCGATCCCTACCATTTCCTTGTGCAGCATGATCCAGCCTTGAGCATCACGGGCATTGCCAGCAGCAGCGGCACAGTTGCCCGATTCGGGCAGGTTACACGCCAGCACGAACAGGCAATCGAGTTGCCCACCGCAGATGAGGTGTTGACTTTAGAGTACACACCCAGTTCCGCGCCGGCCTTTCGCTGGTACGGCAATGCGCCAACCCTGTCGCGATCCGGGCGGGACCTATCCTGGGCCAGCGGACCGCTTCCGGCAATCGGGGTGGCAAGGTATCAGTCGGCATGGACAAGCTGCCGCTTGACGCCGCCGGAAATGACACTGGCAGAGGACGAGGAATGGCCGGTGCTGATCGTGATAACCCTGGAGGAGGTGCAACTGTGAGAGTCACTGTCAAACGCGGGGCAGGCTCGCGCCCGGCCCCGGAGATTGTGGACACGCTCCTGTCCGGCAGCGAAGCCGCAGCCAAAGCGCGGGGCAATGCAGCGCTGGATGCTCAAGGCGGTCAGCGGGAGCGCGTGACTGCGGAGATCGTGCCACAGGCAAGGCTCCAGGTAAACACGCTGGCCGAGGTGTGCGAGATTGACAGCACGCGCTGGCGCGGGCTGATTGATGGTGTTCGGTTTGAGATTGCAGCGCGGGCGGAGAATGGGCAAGTGCAAGTGTCAAGGTCTTGCACTGTGGAGATGGAGCGCGAACTGAAATAATACAACAGGGATGGGAATCATGTACGAGAAACTGGAACATTACGCCCTGCTGGCGTGGTCGGCGCTGGTGGGGGCCGGGGTATGGATATGGCGACTCTCCAAAAGAAACGCTGAATTAGAACAGCGTTTAACAAGTCTCGAACAGTGGAAGGCGGCAATGGATGATAATACAAGACGACACCTGGAACAGATTACTGTATTGCAATGCAAACTTGCAGTTGCCGAGGAGTCAAGAAAAGGCATTGGGCGTTCTTTAGACTCCTTGAGAGATGAAGTCAGAGGAAAAAAGGAGTGAAAATGCTACGCAAACAGCACCTGAACAAACAGTTTTTTGTTGCCGCCGGATGCAGAGCCGCACGAACCTTTTTGCAGGCGCTTGTCGCCATGCTGCCAACCAGTGCGGTCTATACAGAGATCGACTGGAAGGCTGTCTTGATGACTGCTCTTATTGCGGCAGGCACGTCTTTGTGTATGTCCATCGCGGCAGGATTGCCAGAGATGGAAACTGGTTCAATGTTTGAAGAGAGGAATAATGGAACTGAAAATTGAAAAATCCGCCCGACTCAAGGATTTTCTGGCGAAAGAGGAGGGTTTCCGCGCCCGTCCGTACCGTTGCACTGCTGGTGCGTTAACAGTGGGGTTTGGCACAAATTTGTCTGCAGGAATCACCCGCAGACAGGCTGAAGCGCTGATGACACTGGAGATTGAGGAAGATATTCTGCCTGTTTTGCGGAAAAATCTGCCGTGGTTTGATAATCTAAATGAGGTCAGACAGACCGTGCTGATTTCAATGGCCTATCAGATGGGCACAAAAGGTCTGCTCGGTTTCAAAACAACATTGATGTACATCGGGCAGGGCAATTACGCTGCTGCTGCTACTCAAATGCTGAGCAGCAAATGGGCGCGACAAACTCCAAATCGCGCCCGAAGACAAGCGGAGATGATGCGCACCGGCGAGTGGCCGTAATCCCGTAATCCCTTGGAGTCAGGTCAACGCAACCTCGCCCTTGGAGGTTGCAAAAGTGGATCTACACGCCAAACATATCGTTATTGCAATCCCTTAAAAATTAGGTCAAACAAAAACCGGACGGGGCGGGCAGTGGAGGCAACCACTGCCCGGACCGTCAACCGCCGCCAAAACTCAACAGTGCACGGCAGCCAACGATCCCGCAAGGTTCACCTGGTTAGCCCCGCTGCGTCGATACGCGGGCGCTCTATATCAGGTTTGCCATGCCAACGCAAGAGGGCTGCCATGAGCTACCTAATCCCTTACCTGGGAGGCAAAACCCGCCTCGCCAAAACCATTATTGCCCGGATGCCTGTGCACACCTGCTATGTTGAGGTGTTTGCAGGCGGTGCTGCTGTATTTTTTGCCAAATCGCCTTCAGAAACAGAGGTATTGAACGACAGAGATGGCGATTTGGTCAATATGTACCGGGTACTGAAATACCACCCGGAAGAACTCTACAAGCAATTCAAATTCGAGTTGATTTCTCGTGACGAATTTGAACGGAAAAAACAGGTTATCCCTGAAACCCTGACCGACATTCAGCAAGCCGCCCGCTATCTCTATCTGCAGCGCCTCTGCTATGGCGGCAGGATGAATAACAGAACATTCGGCATGCACACGCAAGGCGCGTCGCATCTCAATATCCTGGCTATGCAGTCTGATTTGGAGGCGGCGTGGAGAAGGCTTTCCGGTGTGCAGATCGAGAGCCTTGATTTCCGCGACCTGATTCCGCGCTATGATAGAGAGTACACGTTCTACTATTTGGACCCGCCGTACTGGAAGATGCCCTATTACAAATACAATTTTGCCCGCCAGGATTTTGAGGATTTATCCGCTGTTCTGGCAGGGGTAAAGGGCAAGTTTTTGATGAGCATCAATGACACCCCGGAAATCCGCGAGATTTTCGGGAGATTTATCATAGACGAGGTAAAAATAGTCTATTCTGTTCACAGAGATTCAGACAGCGGACCAACGGAACCGCAAACCGAGCTACTGATTAGCAATTACACCCCGGAAAAACGTCAGCAAACCCTGTTTGAGTAAAAAGAAAACTGCTGCACTTTTTTCAAGATTGCAGCAGTTTTTTCTTGCCTTTCCGCCTTTAGTGATATACTATATAGGCAACAAAGGGCAAGGCAACAGGACCGCCCGAAACCACAAAACATGGAGGCAACCATGAATTTTCCGAAGACCATCAAGATTGACAACGAACAGGCGATTTTCCAGGGCGCGGTTTCCGGCAGCAGCCGGGCGGTTTACAAGGCGGGCGACAAATTCTGGTGGGTCTGGCGGCCTGCCTTGAAACTCCCGGGGACGCCAGAGTTTGAGACAGAGCGGGCGGGCTACGCAAACCCGCTGGATTGAGGCGAGCAGCCGGGGCTGAAAGGCCCCGGTTTTTTTTCTCTTTTTTCCCTTGCATTGCCGTATATACTGATATACTATATACACAACAAAAGGCAAGGCAACAGGGCCGCCCTAAACCACAAAACATGGAGGCAACCATGGAACTCGAACTCGGACAAAAAATTATGACCCCCCGGTTTTGCACAGTCACCATCAGCGCAATGTTCGCTGACCCAAAAGCCGCCCGGCAGGCAGGCTACACCGAGGGCAGCGGGTATGTTTCGCCGGATTGGGAAATCCTGGGTAAACCCGCAGGTCTGAACCGGATGGTCTTCGCGGCAATCAAAAAGTATTAAACAGAAACAAAAAGGCCCCGGCTTCCAGCCGGGGCCGGAGAATAGGAGGATGCCATGACTATGTTGAGCGATAAACAGATCGAATTGCTGGAAGAGAAGGGATTCCGACGCTGGCTGGGTGGCGGAACAGACAGGCTGTACATCTCCCCGCTGGACGCAGGTCTGGAATGCGCCTGCTACAAAAGCGGGCGCAGCGCGACGTGGCGCGGAAAACCTGTCCCCGCCGCCAAGGCAAAGGAAATTATCCTGGACGGGCAATACTCTTACATCGATCTGGAGAGCGGCGAAATCTGCTCCCGCAGTTCGGAGATGCGGGAGCTGATGGCGTTATTACTGGAGGGCGTCCGTGTGATTTGCCCGGCCCCAGAGGCAGAGGCAATGGAGGAGAGATGATTTGCGAAGTTTGCGGAGAAATTAAAGACTGCGCCCCGGTGGAGGGTGCAGTCGTGTGCGAAGCCTGCGCCCCGGAGTTTCGGCAGGCCCTGGACAAGGCCCGGAACTCCGGGGCCTGGGGCCGGGCACGGGATGCCCATTTTGTCGCCCGGCAGCTCCTGCGAGACCGGGGCGGCATGAGCCAGATGCTGATCCGCGATATGCCCGCCCCTGCCTACAAGGCAATCAAGGTGCTGGCAATCGAGAGAGGTGTGACGGTGAGGGAGTTGGTTTTGTCCGCCTTGGCAGAGTACATCCAGCGCCACAAGAAATAGGCTTAGAGCAATTCCGTTTTCACTTTTTATGTCATGCTGAACGAAGCGACTTTTCAGTGCAAAGCACGGTAAAAGTCCATCTCCTGCCGCCTTCCCGGTATTCTCCATCACTGCTTTCACCGTGCTGGCGCACTGGAAAGCCTTCAGCGCTTC